AAGGTATACCTGTCCCCGGCTATGCACAGGGCTAACCCCTGTGTATACCCCCGGTCGGACGGGAAACAGTGCTACGAGGCACTGGAGAACAACGAGTACATCGACATTCTGGAGCCCATCCTGAACCGCTGCGGAATTGCCACCAAGCGTGGCTATCGGCGCACCCCCATGAACGGCGACAACGGCGACGCCATTATGAGGCAGAACGTGCGGGAGAGCGACGCGTGGGGCGCGGACGTGCATTACGTGAGCCACACCAACGCCAGCGCGGCGGGCAACGCCAAGGGCTGCCGCCCCATGTACTACACGTACTCCAAGGAGGGCAAGCGGCTGGGGGAGATCATGGTGAAGTACCGGAGGCAGATCTACCCCGGCACGGTGCAGCTGAACGCCAGCACCAAATGGTATGAGCTGCGGGTGCCCAAGGCGGTGAGCTACTACGAGGAGCACGTTTTCCACGACAATCTGGAGGATGCCACGTGGTTTCACACCCACATGAAGGAGATCGCCGAGAGCGCGGCAAAGGGGCTGTGCGAGTATTTCGGTAAGCCCTATGTGGAGGAGACGAAGCCGGAGCCGGTGGAACCTGTGGAGCCTATGACCCCCGGCGAGCTGCTGGTGAAGATCATGAACAGCGCGGGAACGCACGGCACGTGGGAGCTGGTGAAGTAACCTGAATCGTACCGGCAGCGCGTTGCCATTCCGTTGTCATTATTCGTCCATTGAGGCCGGTTTATTGTCCGGATTTTCGCACTAATTTCGATGCAACTCGGACTTTCGAAGCGGCTGAAACCCTTGCGAATAAAGAGAAACCGCCTGATCGTTGCAGTCAGGCGGTTTCTGGTTTTGGAGCAGGGTACGGGAGTCGAACCCGTTGAGAAAACAGGTATACACGGCTTCAATACTCATTTTTTTGAACTGTCGTTGTCATTTTGTTGTCAAAATAGTCGTCGATGGATCTGTCGATCTCGATCATTCTGTCGGTCATCGTGTAGGCGTAGACCTGCCTATACATCCAGTCATCGGACCAGCCGTTGCGCTCCTGCGCATACCTCGACTCGACGCCGAGCCGCACCATGATGGCGGCGTTGGCGTGGCGCAGGTCATGGAAACGGCAGCGAGGAATGCCGGCGGCATCGAGTCCGCGGATGAAGCGATTATAGATCGTCTGACCAGAGATGGTAACGATGTAGCCCTCGCTGCGTCCGGTGGCGTCTATTAGGGTCTGAATATGGTCGGGGACAGACACCCAGCGATCGCCGGAGAAGGTCTTGGGCGGCTTCACCTCGTCGCCATTCTCTCCGGAGACGATGGCGCGGCAGATGTGTAGCCTGCCCCCAGAGATGTCCTCGAATCTGGCACCGCGAATCTCCGACAAACGCATCCCCATCCACAGTGCCATGAGTACAGGTAGCTCCATGTCCGTGCCGGAGAATGCCGCGATGATCTTGCCGACCTCCGGGTCTTCGATCCTGCGCAGCTCCACCTTCCGCTTCTGAGGGAGGATGACGGAGATTCTTGAATCTGGCGCGAACTGCTTCAGGACAGAGACGAGAAGCCCTTCAACGTTCCGGATATACTTGGGGCTTTTCCCGTTTTTTACCATCTTCCCGATCTCCCGCTGGATTTGCTCGGAGGTGATGGAAGAAGCAGGCAGATCCATCAGGCTCTGGAAGGATGTCTTCTGGAGACGTTTGTATTCCGCCGCGGTGGAGGGCGAGATCACCCCGTCTCGCGATTCGATGTACTTCCTGTACGCCTCTCCCAACGTTATGGTGGAGGCAGCCTTGTCGGGTGCCTTCAAGCCGTGCTTGATGGCGGACGCCTCCGCCACCGCCTCCGCCTTTGTGGGGCGCGTGATGGACACATCCCGCCCATCCACGCGGACGCGGCACGTCCACGACCCGCTGGGCAGCTGCCGCGCTGTGGGCGCGTCGCTCTTGGTGCGCTTCTCCCGCACCTGCCGGGTGCCGCACCACTTGCAGTAGACGCTGTCATTCTCTATTTCCCGGCCGCAGCCTTTGTTCTTGCAGATCACACTACCACCCCTTTGCGGAAAGCCGTGCCCGATTCGGGCACGGCTTTAGCTTATTCGATAATCCAAGAGTTGCCGCAGTTCTGGCACAGGCAGACTTTAGCCATCTGCGTCACCGTCTTTTCTCCGCCTTTAGACTTCTTCCAGACGAGATTAGACATGCCGAGAGTGCAGACGGCGGTCATGCCGCGGGCGAAGTTATTCACGTGCCCGCCGATGCCGTTCCCGTGCTTCTTGGTCTTGCTGCCGACCTCCTGCATAGAGATCGTTACATTCTGGCTTCCGCAGTTCGGACAATTCATAACGTTTCCTTTCCGCCCCGTTTCCGTGGCTCTCGTTAATATTATGTTAAGTTCTTGTAAATTACTGGATAAAATGACAAATAGTGCTACAATAGAGTTAGAACGTTGAGGAGGGAATAACCGTGAATGAGCAGGAGGAGGCATTATTGCAGCTATTTGACAGCTTAGACCCAGCGGCGCAGCTGGATGCGCTGGAGGCGGCGCAATCAATCAGAGACAGCGGTTGCCTTTAGGAGCGGTGCCCGAATCGGGCACCGCGTTATTTTTCCTGCCTGCGCTTCTGCTTCAGCATGAAGGCAAACAGTTCGTTCCGCTGCTCAGCGGTCATGCCGTCCAGCAGCCGTATAAATTCCTGCCGCACCGGGTCGGGCGGCGTTGGATCCTCGCCCAGCAGGTCGCTGACAGTGCAGCCCAGATACTGCGCCAGCATCTGTACTTTCGCCACAGACGGAGTGGTTCCTTTATTCACGTCGGTAATGAAGCTCGTGCCGACCCCACTTTCTCGACAAGCGACCGTCGGCTTGACACCTTTGGCGCGACACCTGTCTTTGATATTTTGAAGGAATAATTCTCTATCCATAAACTCTTATCAACGTTGCACGAGGTCAAGAAAATCTTTCTCGGAAATGATAGATATAGTCGCCCCTTTTTGATTCAATGCCTCCGCTTTTTCTTCTTTCGAACTTTTCCCGTCGCAACCAACGATTACCTCGTCCTGCTCCCCGACAACAAGATAGTTGGTTTTCTTTGAGACAGAACCCTTCACTATCGCGCCCGCAGCCACGGCGAGTGATTCTGCGGCTGCTCTTGGGAAATTTAATGCGCCCGTAAAAACAACGCTTTTCCCTTCAAGGATGCCTCCACCTCTTACCGATTCCGTTGAAACGGGGCAAACCCCGGAGGAAGATTTCTTTAAATACGCCTTTAAGGCGGCATTTTTCTCGCTCTTGCTATGCAGGGCGTGATCCATTCGATTATCTCTACACATCCATGACAAGACCGCACCGCATGCGTAGCAGTCATTCAGTGCGTTATGAAAATCTGTAGAATAATTGATGTGAGCGCACGCGTCCGACAGTCGGGAGTAGGGGTGCCCGGTGATTCTTCCATAAATGGTCATGACATCGAACGCACCGGAAAGCACGCTTTCGTCTACGGAATCTAAGCGGTTTAGAAACCCTGTATCGAAGGAAACATTCCAGCCCGCAACGAACGGGGAAGCGCAGACAAATTTTAAGAATTCTTGAATCCTGTCTTCAATAATAGGCGCAGCAGCGACAACCTCGTCAGTTATCCCCGTAAGTGCTGAAACTTCTTCGGGTATATGGATACCGGGGTTTATGTATTCCGAGAACGAAGCTACGCCTTTATGGTCTAAAAATCTAACGGCAGACAGCTGGATAATCTTACTCGTTTCTGGGTCTAAACCGGTGGTTTCCAAATCTATTATGACATAGTCCGACAATTCGTCCGGGTGGCGAAAGGGCAACGCTCTTGAATTATCTTTACTCATTTTAACTCCCCTTTTCTGGATAAACTGCCTAATATTTTTCTGAGAAATTTGTGCACATGCCTAAAAAATGAGAAATCTCATATTTTATGTTGACAATGAGAAATTTCTCATTTATGCTTAACTTGTCCCTCAGGTACGAGCGAGAGGGAGGTGAGAAGATGGAAGACCTTCGCACGGCTTTGACGGCAGACATCGAATCGTTTGCCCGTCGTGTGTTGTCCGGGAACGGGACACCTCAGGAGGTGGCGACACTGCCCAGCCTGCTGATGTGGCACAGCGGAGTCACTCCTCCGCAAGAGCTTCCGCAAGAGCAGCCTTGACAGCCTGCCGGATGGCGGCGTTGTTCAGGTCGATGGCGCGTTTGACACGGAGCCAGCCGTACTCGTCCGCGAGAGCGTTCGGGAATAGCTCACGCTCCAGACGAGGCTGGATAGCCTTCAAAGCGGCGTCAAATGCGTTATCTACGGCGGCATTTATCTGTTCGTTTTTCATCCTGTTGCCCCTATCTCTCGTGCCCGAGTCGGACACATCTGCCTTATCCCCGGCATGATTTCCCCCTGTCATTGTCAGACGTGCGGGAAAGCGGGTGGTGTGTAGTTTCAGTCATCACTATCATACCACCCGTTTTCGCCGGGGTCAAGGTGAAATTTCAGCGCGATATGAAAGGATGTGATTTGGTTGTCTATGAAGGAGATGCGTGAGCGTCGGGGGCTGACCCAGACGCAGATCGCTGACCGACTGGAGGTGGACAAGTCCACGGTGAGCAAGTGGGAGAGCGGCGACAGCACGCCGCTGCGGAAGTACCGGCGTAAGCTGTGCGAACTCCTCGGCTGCACCGAGGAGGAGCTAATGACCCCGGCTTCTGCCTAAACCGTAACACGAAAGGAGGGCGTTGTCCATGCCGAAGGGCAGCGAGAACATTTACCAGACCGCCCGACGTGCGGCGGGTCTGACGCAGGAATCCGCAGCGGAGCGGCTGGCGGTCAGCGTCACGAGTATGAGGGCCTACGAGACGGGGCAGCGGATCCCCGGTGACGACATCGTGGCGATCATGTGCACCGTCTACGATGCCCAGTATCTTGGGCTGCAGCACCTGCAATTGAAGTCCACGCTTCTGCCGGGTTGCATCCAGGCGGCGCGACCGGAGCCGCTGCCGGTGGCGGTCATTAAGCTGGTGCGGCGGGTCATGCGCTTCGCCGAGGAGCACCGCAGCGACCAGCTGATGGAGATAGCGGAGGACGGAGTCATCAGCGACAGCGAGAGGGAGCTGTTTGACGAGATCGCCTGCGAGCTGGGCGACATCGTGCAGGCGGCTCTGGCATTACAGTACGCGGAGGAGGTATAGCCATGCCGAGAACGAAGTTAAGCGCAAAATCTGACGCCGCCAAGGATATGGCGCAGCGCATCCGGGCGCAGGCGTATGCCATCCACGGCGGGCTGCCCGGTGCGGCGAAGGCGGCGGGCATCAGCCGCAGCACCATCTACGGGCACTTGAAGGATCTGCCCAGCTGCTCGGGCAAGGAGATCGCCGCCATCGCCCGCGTGACGCGCATCCCGGTGGATGAGCTGTTCGCGCTCTGGGCGCGGGCTTGCTGAGTTATGGGATATTACGATCGGGACCGCGATTGCGTTTATTTGGATGATAGATATTTCTGCCGCTGCATGGAATGTGGGGAGGAGAGATTGAAGCGCATGAGCGAGTGTATTCTCCATCGAACAGGTAGCGGCGTCCCCAAGGTGATGGGGTATCTTTGCCATGAATGCTACGCGGATCTCTTAGACAGATTTGAGGTGCCGGGTTGACCGGAGGGGAGGTGACATCATGGAGCTATGGGCTTTGGCTGTGCAGTACATCTGCGCGGCGGCAGGTGCCGCTGCAGTCGTCCGCTGGGTGGACGGCTGCGGGCATAAAAAGAGAACGCCTCCGAGTGCGAATCGGAAGCGTTCAAAGGATGATACGAGGCATTGACCTCGCGAGAACATCTTCAGTATAGCACAGATTCTGACGTTCGCAAGAGGGGAAGTGAAATTTTGGCGAAAAAATCTGAACAGCCCGGTTATTGGGCAGTGATCCCGGCACCGGTGCGCTACGACGACAGGATCCCGGCGAACGCCAAGCTGCTGTACGGCGAAATCAGCGCGCTGTGCGACATGAAGGGCTTCTGCTGGGCGAAGAACGAATACTTCGCCCAGCTGTTCGGCTGGGCAGCACCTACGGTCACGCGGCTGCTTGCCAGTCTGCGTGATGCAGGCTATCTGACGGTAGAGATGGTGCCCACCAGCACCGGCAGCGAGCGGCGCATTTTTGCCGGTCTTTGCACAGGGGGTGTCCGCAAAATTGCGGAGACCCCTCTCCGCAAAAATGTTGGGGGGGTGTCCGCAAAAATGATTACCCCCCCACAATATAAAGGGAACAGTACATATGAACATACCCCCCTTACCCCCCACGGGGGGAGAGTGTGCAAAAAGAGTGTGCACAAGGACGCGCCGGATTGGAAGCCAGACAGGTTCGCGGGGCTGTGGAGCTACTACCCGGCTAAGGGCAGGAAGAACAAGCAGCGGGCGATCGCCGCATGGGACAAGCTGCAGCCGGACGACGCTCTGGTGGACAGGATAGCCCGGTCGCTGGCGAAGCTGAAGGCGACGGAGGAGTGGCAGCGGGACATAGGCATTCCCCACGTGGCGACGTTCCTCAACGGCGAGCGTTGGCACGATGCCGACGAGCTGAGCACGCCCGCCGTTGACGGAGGACAGGAGGTGACGTTCGGGTGGCAGACGTAGTCAACAATGCCTACGAGGGCCGGCTGTACGCGGAAAACGCCGTCATTGGCTCTCTGCTGATCGACGAGAACGCCGCGCCCGGGATCCTCGCCGCCGTGAACGCCGGTGACATCCAGGTCCAGCAGAACCGGCAGATCTATCAGGCCGCCCGCGCTCTGATGCTGGACGGTCTGCCCGTTGACCCGGTTCTGATCCGCGACAAGTTGGGGAAGAACATCGAGGGGCACATCCTGCAGCTGATGGAGACCACGCCCACCAGTGCCAACTGGCGGGAGTACGCGGAGGTTATGCGCCAGCAGGCATCACTGACCCGCATCCGGGAGATCGGGGCGGAGCTGGTGGAGGCGGTCAACTTGGACGATTGCCGGGAGCGGATCGCCGCGCTGGGCGAGATATTGACCACCGGAAAGGGCGTTGACGCGTGGAGTATGCGGGAGGCGATGGAATATTTCATGGCGTCGCAGTCCTCCGCGGAGCGTCCCGAATATGTCACCTACGGGATGCGGGAGCTGGACGAGGGCACCTACACCGAGAAGGGCGACGTGGTCGTCATCGGCGGCGAGCCGTCCAGCGGAAAGACGGCGTTCGCCCTGGGGCTGGCTTACCACATGTCGCAGACCATGAATGTTGGCTTCTTCTCGCTGGAAACGGGAAAAAAGAAGCTCACAGACCGCCTGGCGTCCACCGTCCTTGGTGTAGACTTCAACGCCATCAAGCGCAAGCAGCTGACGGAGGCGGACTGGGAAGCGGTAACGGACGGGGCTGGCGGCGTCGTCGCGCATAAGCTGACGCTGATCCGCAGCAGCGGCATGACGGCGACCCAGATCCAGGCGATCAGCCGCTCCTACGGATTTGACGCCATCTTCGTGGACTACGTGCAGCTGATCACCCCGGAGGGTGATCCTCGGGCGGGAAACGCCCAGGCGATGGCAGCCGTGTCGCGGTCACTGCACACCTTCGCCCAGAGCAGCGAGACGCTGGTCGTAGAGCTGGCGCAGCTGGCGCGTCCACAGAAGCAGGGCGGCTGGAAGGAGCCGAATATGCACGACCTGAAGGAGACGGGACAGCTGGAGCAGGATGCCGACATCGTGATGCTGCTCTACAAGCCGAAGCCCGGCACGGAGCTATACGGCGTCGAGTGCGACCCCAACAAGACGCGAATTTTGAAGATCGACAAGCAGAAGGAAGGGCGGTTGGGTCGCTGGCCGCTGCACTTTGACGGCGCACACCAGCAATTCTCGGTGATGACGGGTCCGGACGGTCACGCGATGATGCAGAAATTCGTAAACGCCGGCCGTGCTGCCCGTCAAGCGGCACGACCGCATGTGCTGGGGCAGCTCGGTCTGCGGGAAATCAACGCAAACGACCCCAACTGCCCATTCCCGGGGAAGGAGGAATGACATGCAGGTCGGAGACAAGATTATGCACAAGCCGTTTGTGCTGCGCTACTCGTCGTCATATCCTCGATTTGAGTCGAGGACGCGGGCGGTGCCGTGCCGCGTGGTGTGGATCCACCCGTCGGGTCGATTCGCCGTCGTGGAGCGCGATAACGGTCTTTACAACTACCGCGAATGCGTGTGGTGCAACGAAAACAACAGAAACGAGGTAGCGAGACGTGAGAACAATAGCAATTATGAACCTGAAGGGCGGCGTGGGAAAAACCGTAACTGCCCTCACTTTGGCAGACGTGCTGCGCCGCGCCGGGAGGACTTCTGTGTTGGTTGACTGCGACGGGCAGATGAGCTTGACGCGGTTCTATCTGCCGGAGTTCGACCCCGACACGGCTCCCAGCGTGGCGGACGTGCTGATGGGCTGCTCGGAGACACTGTGGAGCGATAACACCATCCCGCAGGACGCTATGGGGCGCGTGCAGCTCCTGCCCGGCTCCAGCTCTCTCTACGAGCTGGATGTCAAGGCGTTGAAGAGCAGCATCCACAGCATCAGCTCTCTGCGCGGATTCCGCGACGCTGCCGCAGAGGACGGCGTGGACTACATGATCTTCGACTGCCCGCCGGGCTTCACCGCGGCAAGCTGCGCCGCGCTGATGGCAGCGGACGAGGTGGTGATCCCCACCGTCGTGGACGGCTTCTCCCTGCTGGGTGTGGGCGACATGATTGCCCAGGTCGCCAGTATGCGGCAGGCTAACGCCGCCATCAAGATTGCCGGTGTGCTGATTTGCCAGTGGCGCAACAGCGAATCGGTGCGGCAGGGCGAGGAGCTGCTGCGCCGGAACTGGACAGTGTTTGACACGGTGATCCGCCGAACGGAGAAGATCCCCGAGAGCACGTTCATGCAGCAGCCGGTTATGGACTACAGCCCCCGCAGCGCGGCGGCGCAGGACTACCGTGCATGGGTCTGGGAATATCTGCACGAGGAGGTGCGCGACGATGGCTAAGAAGTTCGACATCGGCGACTTCGCCAAGACTCTGGCGCAGCCGGTGCCCGAATCGGACACCGGGCGGGAGCAGATCGAGTATATCAGCGTAGATCTGCTGGACGACGACCCGAACAACTTCTACTCCCTAAGAGATTTGGACGAGCTGGCGGCGAACATCGCCACCGTCGGCTTACAGCAGCCCATCCGGGTGCGTGACGGCGAGAACGGTCACGTGGTGATTGTCTCCGGGCACCGGCGCACGGCTGCTATCCGCATGCTGGTGGCGGATGGGCGAGACGACCTGCGGGAAGTCCCCTGCATCCGGGAGCGCGGCGAAGTCTCGCCCGCACTGCAGGAGCTGCGTCTCCTGTACGCCAACAGCAGCACCCGTGCGCTCACTTCGGCGGAGATCTCCCGGCAGGTGGAACGGGTGCGGGAGCTGCTCTACCAGCTGAAGGAGGAGGGCTACGAATTTCCGGGTCGTATGCGCGACCACGTCGCCGAAGCCTGCAAAATCAGCAAGAGCAAGCTTGCCCGTCTGGACGTTATCCGGAAGAATCTCGCGCCGGACATCCGTAAGGCTTACTGGGATAGATCCAACGACGGCTGCTTGCGCGAGGAGGCGGCATATACCCTCGCCCGCCTGCCCGCGGACATCCAGCGGCAGATGGTGGACGCCTACCGGAGCACGGGGGAGAACAGTGGGCTGCGGTATATGTATGCAGTGCTGATCGAAGATGTGGCAAAGACTGTCGATAAGATCCTCGGAAATAAAGCGAAATGCCCGGACGGCGGGGAATGTTCTCACAAGGACGCGCAGATCGCCCACGCGGTCAAGTTCAAGATGACCAACCGCTGGGCGGACTGCAGCTGTGAAAACGGGTGCTGCGCGACGTGCAGCACGCTCCAGAGCTGTAAGTCCGTTTGCCCGAAGATGTTGGACAAGCGGAAGGAGCTAAAGTTGGCCGCCAAGGCAGAGAAGCAACAGGCAGCGGCGGAGAAGGCAGCGCGGGAGCGTTCGGCAATAGAGCGCATCGGCTCCATCTGGCAGAGATTCGGGTCGCTGCGTGCACAGGCGGGCTTGACGCCGAAGCGGTACTTTGATCTGCTTGACTGCGAGTGGAGCCGGCTGTCCGGCAAGGTGAAATCTTACGAGTCCGGGGCGGAGAAGCTGACTCCGGAGACGGAGCTGCCGTTCGGCTACGGCGTCCACCTGTCTGATATAGACCGATATGTGGCGGCGGCTGACGCTCTGGGCTGCAGCGTGGACTATCTCATGTTGCGAACCGATGAACCGCGCACGGCGGACGCCGTCGCGCCTGTTCCTCGACCCGTCCCCGGTCAAGCCGTGCTGTCGTTGTGGATGCCCGGCGGCACGACGCCGGCAGAGCCGTGCGACGTTGTGGCGGATATTGACCTCGGAGCCGGTGGCAGAGAAACGATGAGAATGACATGTTTCTGGGATGGGCGGGAATTCTGCTACGGAAAGACGCAAGAGCCAGTAGATATGGCGGTGGTTCGCTGGATCGCGTTGCCGCCCGTGGAAAAGGAGGACGAGAACGATGATTAACGTGAAGATTGACAAGGGCATCAGTTCCATGACGTTTGCCGGAAGCTGGCTGGAAATCACTGCTGAACTTGCAATAATTGTACACAATCTGTATACGCAGCTTTACAATCGCGCCGGCGCGGCAATAGCCAGCGGCTGTAAGAGCGTGCTTATGGATATGCTGACTCGCGAGTATTCGCCTGTGTGGGATGTGGAATTGGGTAGGGATTCGGCATCTACATTCTATCTGGAGGGAGACGTGGCGAAGGCTATGCTGGCGCGTCTGCGGAACGCTGAGGGGAGGCGGCAGCATGACGATAGTTGACATGACGAAGGCGCAGTGTGCCGAGCTGGCGAACTACCTGCGCTCTATTCTGAACAACGGCATGGGCGCGGGCTGCTTCGACAAAATGGAAATGCTGGTGTTGGCGCGCCTCGCCCTGGAATCGGCGGAGGATTTGCCGGAGAACGGACGTTCTCCGGCACCCCCCCCTACGTCGATGGACTCGTCCTCTGATTCTCCCCGCGCCCGCGGCGGCGCAGCGGAAGCCGCCGAGTTTAAGCGTGCTACGTTGGCGCGGCTGGAGGAGTACCGCCGTGCCGGAGGGCTGAGCAGCTTCACGCCACTGGCGGTACGGTGCAAGGACGTTGACGGCAAGCCCATAACGCCGGAGCTGCTTGGGCGGATGCTGAACCGGGAGCGGTTCCCCATCGGCATTTGGCGGTCAGTCGCCGCCGCTCTGGATGATATAGAGAACGCACAGGCTTTGGAGGTGATGAAGTAATGGACGCTGTGAAGTTTGTGAAGGAATATCTGCGTATGTGCAGTAAGCTTGATGTGTGCGAGGATTGCCCTATATACAAGACTGATTTTTGTACTGTACCTGCTAAGGAGCGTTCACAGGAGAGCGCGGCGGAGATTGTCGAGCTGGTTAATAAATGGTCTGCCGCACACTCGCGCAAGACGCGGCAGAGCGTGTTTTTGGAGCAGTACCCGGAGGCAAAGATTGACAAAAACGGCTGTTTGTGGGTGTGCCCGGTTGGTGTTTCCGCCGCTTACAGGGATGCGAACGGCGGGTGTGCGATAACTAATCGCTTCTGCCCCGACTGCCGCCGCGAGTTTTGGTCGCAGGAGGTGGAGTGATGGTTAAAGTATTCTGCGATATGTGTGGGCGCGAGATTGACTACGAGGTCGACGGCGTGAACATGGACTTCAATCGCTATGGCGTTGTATCCTTCAAGTCATCGTTCTCTGCGGAAAAGCAGTTGTGTGTCTTTTGTGCGGAGAGGGTCTGCAAATTTGTGGATGATGGCGCGGAAACAAAAATTGTGAAGGAGGCAAAGTCTGATGGAAGATAACAAATTGGTCTGCCCGTGGCTCCCGTCTACCATGGTGAGTGATGACGGCGGACGCGTGACGGCGTTTGCGGATTGTTACGGAGAACGGTGTCCATATTGGGGAATCGTTAGGGTGGCGGGACGCGTCTACGGCAGTCCTCGACCCGTTTGGGGATGCCGCCGCGTGGATGAGGTGCTATGCGATGATTGACCACGAGTTGATCACCGTGCTGCGTCGGCTGCGGGTGCAGACCGGAAGTCTAGCCTGTCTCGGCTGCGGTTATGAGCACAACTGCGGCATCCACGGCTGCCGCATCCTCCGCGATGCGGCGGACAGGCTCGAACGCCTTGCCGGAGATCCCGGCAGCCAGAAGGTGATGGAGTACCGTGATGGCAGCTAAGGTGAACCCTCGCCGCATCCCGCGCACCCAGCGGGATGTGGACGCCGCCTTTGACCGCGGTATTGCCGAGGGGCTGAATCGCGGCATTGAGCTGATGCTCTATGTGCTGATTGACAAGCACGCTGCGCCCATGGAGGACGTGCAGCAACTGTCTGGCGAACTGAACCACGCCGCCGAGTGTGTGGCTGGCGGCTATATCACGTGGGCGGACATCCGGAAGATCTTGAAGGAATACGATGTGGAGGTGGAACTGACATGACGCCCAGTGAACGACCCATTGACGTCATCCGCGATTACTTGGCAGACCCTGACGTTCAGCTTCCGGCGAAGGTGTACAGCGCGATCCTGCTGGCAGTTGAGCTGGTGGAGGCAAAGGAGCGTGCGGCGGAGCTGATGGAGGAGCTGACGTGACGGATTCTGACGGTAGACGCTATGTGATCGTCAGGCAGCGAGCTGGCTACATGGTCAAGGCGTTTGTTACGGACAACTATTCCTACCTTGAGCGGTGCGACAGGCGGGCGGCGGCGAAACGCTGCCGTCCCGCCTTCAGCCGCACCAGTGTGGACAGGCTGGAGCTGCGCCTCGCGCTGTTCGGCTTTGACGGCATATTCTACACGCTGACATTTGACGAAGACAATGTCCCGCCGGACTGGGCGGGTGTCAAGAAGGCGTGGGAGCGATTTTTGAAGCGGCTGAAACGCTGCCGCGGCTCTCCGGTAGACTACTACGTCTACCGCATCGAGGGTCTCCACGGGGAACACCGTTGGCACCTCCACGTTTTCCTGCGGCAACAGGATTTCAGCTTCGCTGAGGTGCAGCAGGCGTGGGACGGTCAAGGCGAGATCTGGGCGGAAACATGGAACCGCGCCCGTGTGCTGGCGACCTCAGATGTGGATTGCCGCGGCTACCGAGGACTGGCGACCTACATCACGAAGGAGGTGCCGGAGGTGGGGCGGCACCCGTGGGGCTGCTCACGGTTTTTGAGCAAGTATATCCCGCCGCCCACCGTCACGCCGTCCAGCACCGGCGCGATTCGCCCGCCTCCCGGCGCGGTGCCCATGCTATCGGAGGAGAAGTCCTGCCCGCGTCTCGGCAGCTGGGGCGTCTACGGCTACAGCCGCTATCTCTTACCGGAATAGTTGGTACTTTTATTTTAAATCTAGGGTAGTTATATATACTATACTCTTGAGATAGAACTACCACTTATCTTGAAATCTAATGATTATTTACGGACAAAGCAGCAAATGAGGTGAAAATGCTTGCGAATAACAACGGAATACGGTAGAATAGTCCCAAGGAACGATGGCTGGTTGACATGTCCCAGGTGCAACCGGAATCGTCATTTCCTGCGAGTGTTGCCCGGCACGGCTGCTGAAGAGCTGCCGGTATACTGCCGGGACTGCAAAACGGAGATCATCCTGCATATCGAGCAAGAGGCCAGAGCGTTGAACGCCGGAGCCCATGAGTAGACACCACACGTTGGTGCTGCGTCATGGTCTCCGGCGTTTTTGTTTTGCCGCGAGGTGATAGCCGCGAGCCGGAACGCCGGAGCCAGAGACGGGAGGGACGCATGGGAATTTCAGCAGGCAGGCTCGCGGAGCTGCGCGGGCTTCTTGAGGCGGGAGCGGAGCACGAGTTCTACTCCTGGCCGGAGTGGCGTCGGCTGCGCCGGGAGGTGCTGACGGTGGATAACTGCGAGTGCCAGGAGTGCAAGCGGCGCGGCGTGTACTCCAGAGCTAGCATTGTCCACCACGTCCGCCACCTGCGGGATCGCCCTGACCTGGCACTGTCCGTCTACGATGGCGATTCCCGGCAGCTGGAGGCTGTCTGCAAGCGTTGTCACGAGGAGTTGCATCCGGATAGCCAGCGGCAATACGCGCCGTCTGCGCCGCCGCTGACGCCGGAGCGGTGGGATTGACCCCCCCCTCGGAAAAACGCCCCTCGCGCCCTCGTTGCTACTCGCGGGGGTCCAGGACAATCCCGAGATTCTCGCATCTGCGCGGTGCCGCGCTGCGCGTGGGCGCGAGGATCGCCGGGCAATTTCAGAATAAACTGCGGTTTTGCGGGGCGGGCAGCTCCGGAAGTACTCTTTTCCTTTTCCCACGGTTCGGGCGGCGTGTCCGCCCGTCCCGCAAAGCCGCAGACGTCGGTGCCCGATTCGGGCACAGGAGGAGGTGTTGAGTGTGGCAGAGGAAAAGCGTCCGAACTACGAGCGGCGAAAGGACTACCGCGATCTCCGGCAGTCGATGCTGCAGAACCTGATCGACAGAGATCTTGACGGCGACGTGTACCGGGATAAGGTGCAGGAATATATGGACTTCTGGGTGCGGCGGCGGGAGCTGCGGGACGACATCGCCCGGCGCGGGCTGACCGTCACGGATGACCGGGGGCGGCTGATGGAAAACCGCAGCGTGTCGCTGGAGATCCAGGTCTCCCGCCAGATGCTGGCGATCTTCACCACGCTTGGCTTTAAGGAGGACGCTCTGGCGGCTGCCGCCCGGGGCGATGACGACGATGAGCTGTGAGATCCCCGCAGAGGTTCTGCGCTATATCGAGATCGTCGAGTCCAACAATCCCCGCGCCTGCCCCGAGCAGCACGCCCTGGTGTCCTATGTGCGCCGCGTGTTCGCGGAGGAGGACATCTATGTGGACACGGAACAGCTCCGGCACTACCTTGGTCTGGTGAAGTATTTCCCTTACGAGCGGCTTTTTCCTTGGGAGGAATTTCTGCTGACGCTGTGGGACTGCACTTACCGAGCTGATGGGCGGCCACGATGGAAGAAGACGCTGTGCATGATAGGCCGTGGGGGAGGGAAAGACGGGTTCATTGCCTTTGACGGGGCGTGCTCCATTTCTCCCTACAACCCCGTTAAAAAATACAATGTGGATGTCTGCGCCAACAACGAGGAGCAGGCGGTCACGCCGGTGAAGGACCTCTCGGATGTGCTGGAATCCCCCAAGTGGGAGGCGAAACTGAGGAAGCACTACTATCACACGAAAGAGATGGTCCAGGGCGTGCGCAACAAAGGCATCATGAAGGGCCGCACCAACAACCCCAAGGGCCGGGACGGTATGCGCTCCGGCAAGGTCGTCTTTAACGAAGTCCACGCCTTTGAGAACTACAACAACTACAAGGTTTTCATCACCAGTCTGGGCAAGGTCGGACAGCCGCGTATCGGGATGTTCACATCGAACGGCGACGTGTCTGATGGCCCGCTGGACGACTTCTTAGCCCAGGGGCGGCGGATCCTCTTCGAGAACGAGGCGGAGCCGGAAGGCGGCTATCTCCCGTTCATCTGCTGCCTGGAGAACCGGGAGCAGGTCAACGACCCGGAAAACTGGTTCATGGCGAACCCGTCGCTGTCCTATGTCCCGCACCTGCGGCAAGAGATCGAGGAGGAATACGCGGACTGGCTGGTCAACCCGGAGCAGAACGGAGACTTCTTGACAAAGCGGATGGGCATCCGCGCCGGCCAGCTGGAGATCAGCGTGACGGACTATGCCAAGGTCAAGGCGACCAACCGGCCGCTGCCGGATCTCCGCGGGAAGTCCTGCGTGGCCGGCATCGACTACGCGGAGATCAACGACTGGGCGAGTGTCAATCTGCACTTCCGTGTGGGCGCGCAGCGTTATGACATCAGCCATTCGTGGGTCTGCCTGCAGAGCCGGTCGCTCTCGCGCATCGTCGCTCCGTGGCGATCTTGGGCGGAGGCGGGAAAGCTGACGGTGGTGGACGATGTGAGCATCGATCCCAACCTCCTAGCGGACTACCTGAAGGAGATGGGCTTGAAGTACAACATCGTCAAGCTGGCAATGGATCACTTCCGCTGGACACTGGTGAGTGACGCCATGCGACGCATCGGCTTTGACGCCAGGGATAAGAACCGCGTGAAGCTGGTTCGCCCCAGCGACATCATGCAGGTTGACCCGGTGATTCAGGAGTGCTTTGACCGCGACCAGTTCACGTGGGGCGACAATCCGCCCCTGCGCTGGGCGGTGAACAATACCAAGAGAGTACGCAGCGGCCAACGTGCCGGTACGAATACAGGAAATTTCTATTACGCCAAGATTGAACCGAAGAGCCGGAAGACGGACCCGTTCATGGCTCTGGTGGCATCTATGACCGAGGAGGCGGTGCTTGGCACCGGAGAGCCGGTGAAGCTGCCGCCCATCGGAGCGATCCGGCTATAGGAGGTGGGCAATGGCACTTAATTTTTGGAAGTGGCTCGCCGGAGGCAAGGCTCGTTCTCCCACTACGGTGGAGATCACGTGCCGCGATCTTCTGGCAGCGGCGCAGGAATTCCAGCTGCGGGACACCTGCTTCTGGATCTGCGCGAACATGATCGCCAACGCCGTCGGGCGTTGCGAATTCCGGACGTTCCGGGATGGCAAGGAAGTTCGAGAGCGCGAACACTATCTCTGGAATGTGGAGCCGAACGTGAACCAGAACTCCACGGCGTTCCTGCACAAGCTGGTGGCGAAGCTGCTGGTGGATAACGAGGTGTTGGTCATCAGCACCCGGCAGCGGGAGGGTTATGACGCGTTGGTCGTGGCAGACAGCTATATGACCGGCGGCAGCTATCCCAGCAAGCAGAACGAGTACACAAACGTGCAAGTGGGCGATGTGTCCTACGAGAAGACCTTCCGCGAACGGGAGGTTCTGCATCTCACGCTGAACCACGTGAACATCAAGCCGGTGCTGGATGGATTGTACGGCTCCTATGTGCGGCTCATCAATGCCGCCATGCGGCGGTATGCGTGGGACAAGGGGCAGCACTGGAAGGTGCACGTGAATCAGCTGGCGTCCGGCGCGGATGACTTCACGCAGAAGTTCTCGCAGATGATCGAGGAGCAGGTGAAAACCTTTCTCGACTCGGACGGCTCTATCCTCCCCGAATTTGACGGCTACGCCTACACGAACGAGGGCGGCAAGGCTGCCGTAGATCTGTCGGACATCCAGAACCAGATGAAGGACATCTTCGCGTTCACGGCGAAGGCGTTCCAGATCCCGGCGGTGCTGGTGGATGGCAGCATCCAAGGCACGGAGGACGCGCAGGGCAGATTCCTGACCGGCTGCATCGACCCCATCTGCGACCAGCTGCAGGAGGAGGTCAATCGAAAGCGGTACGGCTATGACCAGATCCGGCGCGGCGACTATCTCCGCGTTGACACCAGCAGCATCCGCCACTTCGATATGTTCGCCAACGCGGCGAATGTGGAAAAGCTGGTCGGCTCCGGTGTGTTCTCCATCAACGAGGTCTTGCGGGCGGCGGGTCTGCCCGCCATTCCGGAGGACTGGGCGGACAAGCACTATCTCACAAAGAATATTGCAACGCTGGGTTCGGAGACCTCTGTGCTCGGCGGCGCGGAAGGAGGAAACGCATGAAGAAACCCCTTTGGGAAATCAAGCAGGCTGCGGAGGGCGTCCTGCAGCTCTACATCTACGGCGACGTAGAGGGCGAGGAGTTCGATTGGGAGAACTGGCGGTACGTCCAGAGCGACAACAGTGCGGAGCATTTCCGCGAAGAGCTGGCGAAGCATCCCGACGTGTCGCGCATTGAGATCTTCATCAACAGCTACGGCGGCAGCGTCTTTGAGGGCACGGCGATCTACAACCAGCTGAAGCGTCATCCGGCGCGGAAGGTGGTGCACGTGGACGGCTTTGCCTGCTCCATCGCCTCCGTGATTGCCATGGCGGGCGACGAGGTGATCATGCCGCGAAATACGCTGATGATGATCCACAATGTGTGGATGTGCGCCTGCGGCAATGCCGCGGAGCTGCGAAAGGCGGCGGATGATCTGGACGTCATCAATGCTGCGGATCGTCAAGCCTATCTGCTGAAGGCCGGCGACAAGCTGACGGAGGAGCGTCTGTCGGAGATGATGGACGCGGAAACGTGGCTGACCGCTGAGCAGTGTGTTGAGCTCGGTCTCGCGGATCGTCTTGCCGATGCTGACGCCGACATGAGCGGCGCGTCCACCATCTTGCAGAAGATGAACGCCGGCATGGAGCAGCATCTCCGGTATCAGAAGTCGCTGGCGGCGCAGCTCCGCGACCTGACAGCGGAGCCCTCTGTGCCTGCGCTCGCCAAAAATCCCCAGGGCGGCGGAAGCCCTGAAAAAAATAATAAAGTTCTCGGACTGTTTTTTTGAGAATCGAAAGGAGAAAAAGAATGAAAAATAATGACATTCGCACCCGCGAGGAGCTGCGGCAGGCTCTCCAGCAGGCTGCCGTCTCCGGCGACACCGGCGCGTTCTCTTCCGTTCTGGACGAGATGATGCAGCGCATCAGCCTGGACGTTCAGGCAGAGTATGAGCAGCGGTTCGACGACCTCCAGCATGAAGTTGATTCCCGCATCCTCACCCAGCGGGGCGTCCACCAGCTGACCAGCGAGGAACGCAGCTATTACCAGAAGTTGGCCGCAGCTATGCTCTCTCCCGACCCCCGGCAGGCAGTCACCGGTCTGGATGAGACGCTGCCCACCACCGTCATTGATTCCGTCTTTGACGAGCTGCAGACGGCGCATCCTCTGCTGAGCCGCATCAACTTCCGTGCCACCGGTGGCGCGGCAGAGATCATGGTGAACACCAATGGATATGAGGAAGCCGTATGGGGAGACCTTTGCGACGACATCGTCAAGGAGCTGACCGCTGGCATTAAGAAGATCCCCACCATGCTGATGAAGCTGTCCGCGTTCCTGTCTGTCTGCAAGGCGATGCTGGAACTTGGCCCGGAGTGGCTGGACAACTTCGTCCGCCAGACTCTGTATGAGGCACTGAGCAATGGCGCGGAGGCTGGCTACGTCGCCGGCGACGGCAACAAGAAGCCTATCGGCATGATCCGTCAGGTGGGAGACGGGGTTACCGTCACCGGCGGTGCGTACCCTGAGAAGCCTGCCATCAAGGTGGACGACCTGTCTCCCCACACCGTGGGGAATCTGCTGTCCATTATGGCGGCTGACCCCAACGGCAAGCCTCGCCGTGTCCGTGATGTGATCCTGCTGGTCAATCCCCAGGACTATCTGCAGAAGGTCATGCCCGCCACCACGCTGATGGCACCGGACGGCACTTACCGGAACGATGTCCTGCCCTATCCCATGGACATCATTCAGACCCACGCACTGCCCCGCGGCAAGGCTGTCATCGGCATTGCCTATCGTTATCTGGCACTGGCGGGTACCTCCCCCGAAGGCCGCATCGAGTACAGCGACCACTACCGCTTCCTGGAGGATGAGCGCGTCTATCTGATCAAGGCTCATGCCAACGGCATGCCGCTGGACAACAACGCCTTCCTGGTGCTGGACATCTCCGGTTTGACGCCCGCCACCTACAAGGTGACGCAGGTGGATCCTCCCGCAGCGTCTACCGACGCCACGCTGACCGCTCTGACCGTGGGCGATCTGTCTCTGACCCCCGCGTTTGCCTCCGGCACGTTGACCTACACCGCGACCACTACCAGCGCGTCTGATGTGGTGACCGCTGTGCCCGGCAACGCTGCGGCTGCCATGAAGCTGACCGTGAACGGCACCGAGATCGACAACGGCACCGCCGCCACGTGGAAGACCGGCAGCAACGCCCTGCAGGTCGTTGTGACCGCCGCTGACGGCACCACCACCAAGACCTACAAGGTCACCGTCACCAAGTCTTAACGGTGGCGGGCGCGGTGAATGCCGCCCTGCTGTCGTCCGTCAAGCTCGCCTGCAACATCACCTGGAGCGATGAGGCGACGGACACTAAAGTGTCCGACCTCATCGCCTCCGGGGAGGCTTATATTGACGGGAAGCTCGGCGCGGCTGGCGACTACTGGACCCCCGGAGAGCCGTTGACGCTGCTGAAGGAATATGTCCGCTACGGCCTGAGCGACGCGCTGGATGTGTTCGAGACAAACTATCTGAACCGGCTGCTGGCCATGCAGAATGACAGGCAGGTGAAGAGCTATGCGGAAGCTACCGTTTCGCCCTGACGACCGGCAGATCACGCAGCCCTACCGGGACGGCGTGGTCAAGATCTACACCATAACGGACGCCGCCCGGCCCGGATACCAGCCCAAGCCCACGCCTACGCTGGTGGAAACGCTGTTCTACGCGGAGCGGCGCGTCGGCCTGCAGCGGTATTACAGCGGCAAGCAGGCGCAGGTACAGGTGGAGCGCGTGATCCGGACGCAGACGCGCCCGGCGGTGAATCCCCAGTGCATCGCCGTCACGGAGGACGGCACGCAGTACGGCATCGAGCTGGTGCAGCAGCTGCAGGACGTCTATCCGCCGTCCATGGACTTGACGCTTGTCCGGATCGAGCAGAAGTACGAGGTGCTACATGAGTAAAAAGCGAAATGTGCCCGATTCGGGCACCGACAGGACGCCCCTGTGGGCGCAGCGGATCATCGCGGCGCACCTCGCCGTGACCGACGCCGTCAGCCACGGCGGGCGCATCCAGTCTGACCGTTACCTCGTCTGGCAGGAGGACGGCGCGAACGACTTCGAAGCCGGCGGTATCCACGCCGAGAAGGCGGTCACCGGCTCCACAGATCTGTTCACAAAGCAGGAGTTTGACCCCTGGCGGGATGAGCTGGAAGCCGCCTTCGACGCGGCGGAGATCGTCTGGAGTCTGAACAGCTGCCAGTTCGAGGAAGAAACCGGCTTCTGGCACTACGAGTGGGACTGGGAGGTGTTTGCCTGATGGCTACGTTCCAGTTCGGCGGCATCGACAACTACATCAAGCAGCTGAACAAGCTGCAGCAGTCCACCAAGGGCGGCGTAGTGGGCAAGACAGTCTATGCCGGTGCCGCAGTCGTGGCGGATTCGGTGCGGCGCGCGATACAGGCTCTGCCTGTGGGCGACGGCCGCGCCCGGGACGGCGGCTTGGTTGATACTGTAACTCTGCCGCAGAAGTCGGGGCTTCTGGACGGATTTGGCATCAGTCGCTTGAAGGACGATAACGGGTTTATCAACGTCAAGATTGGCTTTGATGGGTACAACTCCACCCGGACGGAGAAGTACCCCCGAGGGCAGCCCAACGCCTTAATCGCCAGATCTGTCAACAGCGGCACCACCTTCCGCAAAAAGACGAAGTTTGTGGACAAGGCGGTGAACTCCGCCAAGAAGGCGGCGGAATCGGCAATGGACGCGGCGTGCAGCCGCGAAATCGAAAAAATCATGAAATAGGAGGTGCTGCTATGAGCGCAGCAGGAAAGGTCTGTACGGGCTTCAGCAAGCCCTACGTGGCTAAGTATTCCAACGATGGCGGCGCGGTCACCTACAGCGGCGTCATGCTGCTGGCGCGGGGCGTCAGCGTATCCCTGTCCCTGAATACCACGGACGACAACACATTCTACGCCGACAACATTTCCGCAGAGACCGCAGCGGCTGTCTTTGCGGACGGCACCGCCACGCTGACCGTTGACGGGCTTCTGGCGGCGGCGGAAAGGTTTATCCTCGGTCTGCCCGAGGCCGCCGAGATCCAGGCGGGCGGCGGCGCGGTACAGGTCTCCCACTACGGTGACGGCATGGAGATCCCCTACGTGGGCATTGGCTTCATCGTCCGCTACCAGAGCGGCGGCGTGGTGACCTACGCGCCTGTGGTGCTGACGAAAGCGCGGTTCCAGCAGCCCGGTCTGGACGCCGCCACGCAGGAAGAATCCATCGACTGGCAGACGCAGGAGCTGACCGCCACGCTGATGCGCGACGACACCACCAACCATGACTGGAAGCTGGTGGGTGCGGATCAGTCCACCGAGGCAGCTGCCGAAGCTGTCCTCAAGGCGATTCTGGGCGGCGCGGCGTAAGAGGAGGAGCCTATGCAGATCTACGGCAGAGAAGTGGGCTTCCGCTTCACGGTGGGTGCCTCCGCCAAGATCTCCGACCTCTGCCCGGACGGCGACATCAGCCATCTGGGGGAGGTTCTGGAGGGGCAGTACGGTAAGGTGGCGCGGGATTCTGCGTCTATCATCGCCGCGCTGAGCGAGGGGTACGAGGAGGCGTGTGCCTTTGAGATCCCCGGCTATAAGCCGCAGCCCCTGACGGTGGAGGAAGTCCTGACCCTGCGGATGGACGAGTTCGCCCAGCTGCAGAAGGCAGCGTTGACCGCTTGGGCGGAGGACAGCAAGCCCACGGTGGAGGTGGAGCCCGAAAAAAAAGAAAGCGGCAAGGCTCGGGCGTCCAGCTGAATCTTGCGTGGCTCCTGTTCTACGGGCGAAAGCTGAATATGAGGAGGCAGGAGATCATGTGCACGAGATACGGTGAAATGCTGGACATGATCGCCTGCCTTGCCATTTACAACGGCGCAACGCCCAAGAAGAAACGAAAACACTGGACATTTGACGAAGCTATGAAGGTGAGGTGAGCCTATGGCTGTAAATATCGGCCCCAAGATCGGAGTGGACGGCGAGGCGGAATATCGTCGGCAGATCAACCAGATCATCCAGCAGTCCAAGACGTTGGAGAGCCAGATGAAGCTGGTTGCGTCCTCCTTCACCTCCGCCACCTCTGCGGAGGAGAAGAATGCTAAGACCGCCTCCGTGTTGACAAAGCAGATCGAAGTGCAGCGTGACCGCGTGAAGCTTCTGGCGGAACAGACCGGCAAGGCTGCCGCCAAATACGGTGAGAGTGACGCCAAGACCCAGAAGTGGCAGCAGGCATTGAACGAGGCAACCGCATCGCTGAACAAGATGCAGAACGAGCTCCGCGACACCTCCCGCGGCGTGGAGGATCTGGGCGAGGATATGGACGTTGGAAAGTCGAAGGCATTGTCCTTCGGCGACGTCCTGAAGGCTAACCTTGCCTCCGAGTTCATTGTCTCCGGCATTAAGGCGATGGCGTCTGCCATCAAGGAGGCTGCCTCCGCTCTGGCGGAGCTTGGCAAGCAGTCCATTATGGGTTTTGCCGAGCAGGAACAGCTGATCGGCGGCGTGGACACCTTGTTCAAGAAGTCCTCCGCGCAGGTGCAGCAATACGCCAACGAAGCATACAAGACTGCCGGTTTAAGCGCGAACGAGTACATGGAGACCGTCACCAGCTTCTCCGCGTCTCTGCTCCAGTCCATGGGCGGCGACACGCAGGCGGCGGCCGAGAAGGCGAACCGTGCGATCACGGATATGTCCGACAACGCCAACAAGATGGGCACGGACATGACCAGTATCCAGAACGCCTATCAGGGGTTCGCCAAGCAGAACTATACCATGCTGGACAATCTGAAGCTGGGCTATGGCGGCACGAAGCAGGAGATGGAGCGGCTGCTCGCAGATGCTGAGAAGTTCTCCGGAATCAAATACGACATCTCCAGTTATGCCGACATCGTGGACGCCATCCACGTAGTCCAGACGGAGATGGGCATCACCGGCACCACGGCGAAGGAGGCGGCGACCACCATTCAGGGCAGCTCCGCCGCCATGAAGTCCGCGTGGAGCAACCTCCTGACCGGCATGAGCAACGAGAACCTCAACCTGGACAAACTCGTCCAGAACGTCATCGACAGCGTCAACACCTTCGCCGACAATCTGATACCGCGTCTGCAGATCATGCTGCCGCGCTTTGCCGAGGGCTTGAACAAGCTCGTCACCGGTCTGATCCCCTACGTGGGGCCTGCGCTGGAGCTGCTGTTGCCGTCCCTGGTGCAAGGGATAGGTGGTCTTGTCTCTGGCATCGTGCAGGCTCTGCCGACGGCGGTGGAGGCGATAACGGCGGTCATTCCCATGCTGGTGGAGCAGCTGACGATCCTGCTGCCGCAGATCATCTCTGCCGGTGTTGAGATTATCGCCGCGCTGGCGTCCGGCATCGGGGAGAATCTCCCGACGCTGATCCCCGCCGTGGTGGATGCCATTATCACCATTACGGAGGGACTTCTCGACCACATTGACCTGCTGATTATTGCGGCTGGTCAGTTGATCGTCGGTCTGGCGGAGGGCTTGATCAAGGCGATACCCCGCCTGATCGAACGCCTGCCGGAGATCATCGGTGCCATCGTCAATGGGCTGCTGAAGGGGCTGGCGGCTATCGGCGAGGTAGGTCTGGAGCTGGTCAAGGGACTGTTCAACGGAATCAGCAACGCGGTGACGTGGCTGTATGAGAAGGTTAAGGGCTGGGCGGCCTCTGTGGTCGGCTGGATCAAGGACTTCTTTGGCATCCACTCCCCCTCAAAGGTTTTTGCCGATGAGGTCGGTAAATTCATCCCGCCCGGCATCACGCTGGGCGTAGAGCAGGCAATGCCCCGCGCTATGCGCGCCATGGGCGACGAGCTTGCCGCACTGACCGACATCCCCTTGCCGGGTGCCGGCAGCACAACGACCACCAACATGGGCGGCGTAGTGCTGAACGTCTACGGCGCGGAGGGGCAGGATGTCAACGCGCTGGCGGACGCTGTCATGTACAGGCTGCAAAGCGCGGTGGAGAGAAGGGAGGCGGTGTTCGCGTGATTTTTTGGGCTGGCAAATCCTCCGATGACGTTCACGTCATCGTCGAACGCTATCCATCCATGCCGCTGGCGGCGAGGAAGCTGGACGTGCAGTCCGTCCCTGGGCGCAGCGGTGACCTGATCTTCCCCCAGGACGCCTACGAGAACTACGTCCAGCAATACGAGGTCTACATCAGCGCGGAGCGCATCCGCCTGCCCCGCGCCATGCGCGAGGTGGCGCAGTGGCTCTGTGCCCCGAAGGGCTACCAGCGTCTGGAGGACAGCTACGACCTTGAGACGTTCCGGAACGCCTATTTCGTGGGGCCGCTGGGCGTGGAGAACATCATGCACCGCTTCGGGCGGGCGACCATCGAGTTCAGCTGCCAGCCGCAGCGTTGGCTGCGCTCGGGCGAGATAGAATCCCGCCTGCTCAGCGGTCAGAGCTTGCTGAATCCCACAGCGTTCGCAGCGAAGCCGCTGATCACCGTCACCGGGTCTGGCTCCGGCACTCTGACGGTGGGCAGCCGCACCGTGGAGATTAACAGTTTCCCGGACGGTTACGTGGTGCTGGACTGCGAGGCACAGAACGCCTACGGCGCGCAGGGCGCGAATCGCAACGCGACCATTCTCGCGCCGGAGTTCCCGGAGCTGACGGCAGGGGAGACCCCCGTCAGCTGGAGCGGCGGCATCACCGCCGTGACGATTAAGCCGAGGTGGTGGACGCTGTGAACCCTATCCTTTATAGCCCCACAGAACGGGCATTTGCCGATAACGGCGTGGGCGTCCTGTCTGACGCAGCGTCCTGCATCGTGACGGAGGAGCGGAACGGCGGCTTCGAGCTGGAACTGCAATATCCGGTTGCCGGCATCCACTACGCCGACATCACCTACCGCTCTGTCATCCTCGCAAGACCGCGTCCGGACGCTGCGGCGCAGCCGTTCCGTGTATACCGCATCACCCGCCCCATGGGCGGGCTGGTGACCGTCTACGCCCAGCACATCAGCTATGACCTCTCCGGCGTTGCCATGCCGCCCTTCACGGCGCAGGGCATCACAGGGGCGTTCGCTGCCATCAACGCCAGCGCACTCCCGTCTGACAGCGGCTTCACCTACTGGACGGACGAGACGGGGACGCAGGGCATCTCCAGCACGCTGCCGCTCTCCGTCCGCTCGCTTCTGGGCGGTGTCCGCGGCAGCATCCTGGATGTCTACGGCGGCGAGTACGAGTTCGACCGCTTCACCGTCCGGCTCTGGGCGAAGCGCGGCACAGACCGCGGCGTGACGATCCGCTACGGCAAGGATCTGACGTCCTTGGAGCAGGAAGCCAGCTGCGCGGCGGTCTATACCGCCGTCTACCCCTATTGGACGAGTGGGGAGGCGACCGTAGAGCTGCCGGAAAAGACGGTGTCCGTTCCGGGCACATTTGACTTCACGCGGATCCTGCCGCTGGATCTGTCGTCCTCGTTTGACGACGCACCGTCTGTGGACAGGCTGCGGACGGCCGCGCAGTACTACATCGCCGACAACAAGCTGGGCGTGCCCCGCGTGTCCCTGAGCCTGTCCTTCACCCAGCTGGATGGCGAGCGCGTTGACCTCTGCGACACCGTCTCTGTCGTTTTCCCCGCTATGGGCGTCACCGCCCGGGCGAAGGTGATACGGACGACCTTCGACGTCCTGCGTGACCGCTACAAGGGCGTGGACGTGGGCGACATTCGCGCCAACATCGCCGACACCATCGCGGCACAGGCGCAGGATCTTGACGCCATGCCCACAACGCAGGCAATGCAGAAGGCGATCCTAAACGCCACCGGCTGGATCACCGGCACCGGGGGCGGCTACGTGGTCTTCAAGCGCAACGACATCGGGCAGGCGACGGAGCTGCTGATCATGGACTCCCCGGAGATGTCCACCGCCAAGAACGTCTGGCGTTGGAACCTCGGCGGGCTGGGCTTCTCCAAAAACGGCGTCAATGGCCCCTACGAGACCGCCATCACGCAGGATGGCTCCATCGTGGGTAAATTCGTCACTGCCGACGGCCTGCACGTATACGCCGCCAACGTGGACGGCGTGCTGCAGGCGAACCAGATCAACGCCGAGAGCCTGCACGTCAAAGCCGCCAACGTGGACGGCACCTTCTCCGCCGACAAGATAGTGGGCGGCACCATCGACGCCGACCAGATCAACGTCACGAACCTGAACGCGGACAACATCAAGTCCGGCTCGCTGCAGGGCGCATATCTGGCGGATGAGGCGGTCACCGTGGACAAGATCGGCAGCGGCGCGGTGACAAACCCGAAGATCCAGTACGGCGCGGTCGGCAAGGCGGAGTGCACGACTTCTCTGCAGAATCTCATCGCCGAGGGCATCACCGCCAACAGCATCCTGGCGGGTACCGGCTTTGCCACCGATCTGACGGCTGATGTGTTCCGGGTGCGGACGCAGTTCAGGTTCCAGAACTTCAGCAGCCCGCTGACCCTGCACAACAAGAGCAGCCTGCCAACCTACGTGTTGGGGGCAAACTAAAGGAGGTTCCCATGGACAAAGATAGACCGACGATCACCATGGCGGACGAGACGACGCTGCCCTGCGACTTCTTCGGCTACGCCGAGAGCCTGGGCGTCCAGTATATCGACATTCCCGGCAGCAGCCTGTCCGAGCTGGCGCAGATCTTCAGCGACGCGGAAAAGACGTCCGCCATTAAGTTCGTCAATTCTTCGGAGACCGTAGTCCGCGAGGGCTTCACCGTCCTCGTCTCCCTGCAGCGGGCGTCTGTGGACAACAACACGATCCGCGTAGCTCTCCGGCGTCCCTATGCCGACGCTGCCGCTACGGCGGAGGCGGCGGAGTACAAAGCCGCGCTGGACATTCTCGGAATCAAGACGGAGGAGGTTATGCCATGAACATCAATCAGGAATTGACCCTCAACCTGTCCGCGGACGGGATCCCGCCTCGCCTGCACATGGTACAGGGCGACGCCAACACCCGCACCGTCGTGGCGACGCTATGGGACGGCGCGCAGCCCTACACCGTCCCCGCTGCCTCTGCGGTTATGATCCGCTTCCGGAAGCCGGACGGTACCGGGGGTCTCTACGACACGACGGAATCCGGCGCGAAGGTCACCGCCTCCGGCAACACCGTCACCGCCCCTGTTGCCACCCAGATGCTGGCCGTGGCGGGCGTGGTGCAGGCACAGGTGGACATCTACGGCACCGCCACCGGCAAGGCGGCGGAAAAGCTGGCAACGTTCCGCTTCGCGGTGGAGGTCGCGCCCAGCGTCTACCCGGATGCCGAGATCATCAGCAGCGATTATTTCAACATCATCGCCGCCGACATCGGCAAGGCGGTGGAGGCAGCGGCCAGAGCAGAGGCAGCGCAGGCAGCAGCCTCTGCCGCCCAGCAGGGGGCGGAGTCCGC